TCTTATCTAACTTATGGCAATTATGAAAAAAGTACTTTTAGTACACATGATTGTTACACTTGGAGTTGTCTTGATAAAGATGGCAATGATTGTATTTTCATGATGAAAAAATCTGAAGGAGATGATATTATTACGATTGATATATACTATCCTAAAAAAGGATATGGATACGAATACATAACTGAATAATTATTTAAACTTTTAAAAAAAAATCATGAAAAAAGTACTATTAGGATTATTAATTACAGCATCAATGCTGTCTTGCAAAAAAGAAAAAGTATCGGGATGTGGAATATGTATCGGCTCGGGAGATGTCGACTGCAGTTCGGGAACTTGTGTATATTGGCTACCTATCAAGTTTGATGATGGACATACTGCCAATGTAAATGTAGATGAGTACACTTGGGTACATACATCTATGGATGAAAGAATATGCTTCTAATTATTAACAATTTAAATTAAACATTATGCTTTGTAAAAGTTATGACGAATTAAGCCACGTTCAAAAAATAGTATACATCGGGGAATTGATTCATGCTTGTCAGTCAGATGATCATTTTTTCAATCTAGGGGAAATGATAATAGAATCTGCTAAGACTAAAGGCACATTAGATGGAGTAGTAATACTTCCCGAAATCAAATATGAAGGAGGAGGTAATGCCGAGGAAAACTGATACAATGCCATTAACCAATCCCTTCCTTAAGCGTAGCTCTAAGCTACTTCCTTGCCAAAAAGAAATGATTGTGTTTTGGGGAAGAAGAGGAGCAACTCAAAGACAATTAGCATCCATGTTTAATGTCAGCAGAAGGCTCATTCAATTCACATTGAATCCAGATTCACACAAAAGAAATTTGGAAAGGAGAAAAGAAATGGGAGGGAGCATGGTATGGTATAATAAAGAAAAACATACTCAATCAATAAGAGAACATCGACAATACAAAAAAGATTTATTCACTAAAAAAAAATAACAATGGAAACTAAAAATGAATTTCAAATATCAATCAAAAAGATGGGCATTTTAAACAACGATATCTTCCGTTTAATAGCCTTTAATAATGAAGGGAATGATAATTACTCGTTAGATGAGATACATAGCTATTTAAGGCTAAAAAAGTGTGAGCTACCAGCTTCGCTAAAACGTATGGAACTAACCCAACTTTACAATGAAATAATAATAATGGAAGATGGGAGAAATATAACATTAATCATTCAACAAATAAACGATAATGTAGGTTAAGATGGCAATATCTTAGAGGTAACGACCTCCGTTTCTACGGAGGTCTCTTTTTATTTAATTATCTTAAACTCATGCTTATCTATATACTTATAAACTTCTTCAGTCAAGTATCCTGCCAACCAAGCCTGAGACTCCTCCTCAACAATATCTCGATCTTCAGTAACCTTAACTACTGCATGATAAATTTCATGGGCAATAGTATTATGGCTAAGGTATTGTGTATCAAATATTAGATAGTAATTATCAATATCTAAACTCAATAGTATCCCTTCTGCCTCATCACTAAACACATCCTTCTGCTTCAGTCTTTTGTAGACTGCATTAACTTCCCCCTTCAAATTATCAGTAATAATAATTATCAGATTGCAATTGTAAGTGGATAGCTTTAACTTTTTGCTTTTTTTCATATTGCTTTTAATGTTTGAAGGTCTGGTCTATCCTCATCCACTCTCCTCCCCATCTGCCTAGCATTTATTTTAGCACTATTCTCTCTCCTGTATTTCTTACAAAGAGATTCCAATATATTAATTTTTTCTGTAGTGGGAAGTTCTGACAATAAAATTTCAATTTTTTCTTTCATATATTTAACTTATATTTGTTTCGGTTTTTCATAGGATGGAATAATAAATTGCGAGACCCGTTTCTACGGGTCTTTATAATTTACTTATCCGTCTTAGTATGCATCTTGTAACAAGTATTGCACTTATACTGAATCTTCTTAACTCCAGTTGCACTTGTTCTTCTTTTAGCTATTATCAACTCATCGCTACCACACTCGGGACAACTTCCCCTATCAGCACCAAAGGTAACACCATAATGTGTCTTAGCCTCTATGTGATTTGACAATTCTTTAAAAACTTTTTCAAGAACAATCACATCCATCTTGCAGTACTTTACCATTTTCGACATCGATACTTTACATTTGTTAAGCATAATGTCCTTCCACATTCCGTAGTCTGTCTTCATTTTTTGCCCTACCCCAAGAAACTTTGCAATATAATCCAACTTATTGCTATTGAATTTGAATTTCGATCTGCTTATTTTTAATGTATCGATGGTGACATATTTTGGAAACATTGGTATCCGATGATACAAGCATCGTGTCCTTATCCAAGACAGGTCAAAACGATCTCCGTTATGACCTATTAGCTCGTCACAGGAATTTGCGACCTTTACAAACCTCTCTAATAGCTTCTTATCACACTGCTTGGAATCCCAAGTAAGATACTTAACTTCCTTATCATCTTCCCACTTGTAACATATACAAATGATAGCTCTCTCTTTAATGATTGAATCAGGGCTAATATTTAACTTGAATCCTGATTGCCAGAATAAGCCAATATTTGCAGATACCTCAATGTCAAAGAATAATCGTTTTCTGTTAGTTCTGACTTGTTTTAAACTCATATGGTAAAGTATAGATTTGCTTCATCTTTCCTTCTGTTTACTAATCCCGGCAATTGCTTCCCTCCGGCAGTAGTGTATTTAGTTTCAAACCATTCACGAATACTAGCATCGGATGATTTGTAGTTTATTAAATTAAACAGAGTTGTTGAGCCTCCTGTATTCCAAGTGTATGATACTAATGCATCAAATTGATTTTGTGTAAGGGGAACTAATACCTTCTTATTAACTATAGCTTCAAATTTAGGAAGCAGGTTAGCAAGCAATTCCTCTGCCCTTTGTTTAGTAATTTTATCCCCTACCTTTACTTTTGTACCATTTTCATAAAAGGTATTGCCATACCCAATTGTATCGTGTCCAGCACTACATTTGTAGCTCTCCAACTTACACCCTTCCCATTTCTTAATTAGCTTTATTCCTTTTTCTCCTGTTTTCATTATTTCTTTATATATGCGTATAATAATAAACAAACTATTACTAACCAAAGGATACCCATGTAAAACAAACTATGAGTATACTTCTTATTGTAGTCATCTGACTTTGCTGCCATCTGTTTAAGTTCGTATTCTTTAGCTGTTAGATCTGCTTTATCTAATACTCTTACGGTATCATGTATGGTGGGAAGATGTCTCACTACTTCCCTATATTTAATCAATAGCTTTTTGTATGTCTTTATTATTGTGTCCTTAGATACTAACGTATCTGTTAAGTAGCATGTATCTATACGATTAAGAGAATCTATCTTAATCATAAAGTCTTTATATTGAGATGAGTCTGAAGTTATCTTAGTAACTACACATGGATACCATTCAGAAGTCTTCTTACTTACAACCTCTGGATGCTTAATCTGTAGTCTATTTAATTGCCTTTCCGGGGAACAAGCCAAAAAAATAATTGAAAAAATAATTGGAAGATACTTCATAAATATTTACATTTGCGAAGTAGATAGTTTTTTTCATATTAAACATCGGAGTCCGTTTCTACGGACTCTTCTTTTTTTTGAGGATTATTTTCCCTCTGTCTTAAGGAATTTATCTTCTGAATTTGTAAGCAAATTCTTCATGATATATCCTAACGCTGTTGTCAAGGCTGTTGTTGCAATAGTTTTTTTATCAAAAACTAAACTACCACTTTGTACAGATGTATATACGATTGATATAACAGATGTGAAAACTGATAGTAACAAACCTTTAATAAAATCTTTTGTGTCTAAACTTAAAAATCCTGATTTCATATTACTTATTTTTTTGATTTACCACTTGCTTTAAGCATCACATATAGACCTGAGCAAATACCCACGATTGATGCAATGAATGTTAAAATTGGCTGTATAGCTGATAATGATAGTATTGCACAAGATGCACTTAACATTGATAGATAAACATTCCCTGTTTCTGTTGGAGTACTCATTTTTTTTATTTCATTTTTACTTTTAAATAATAATAACATATGCAATTTAATATTTTTTATTTAAACTGATTAAATTTTTTTTTATGGGTAAACTGAGGTTGTAACCCAATTATCCCCTATTCCCATAATAGTTGCTGTACTCCCTGCTAAAAGCACACCAAATCCACTTCCCCCAAGTTTAACATTTAGGATTCCACCTGAATTATTATATATAACTATTGTTTCTCCTCTATGGAATTTAGCATTAACAGGCAAAAGAATATTGTACGAATTGCTAGAAAATTCATATATTCCATATGTGGTTATTTGATAGTCTGCTGAAGGAGATATCCCATTATTAACGGGTTGAAATATAGGGGTTGTTAATCTCCAATGTCCTCCAACTGAAACAAATTCATATGTTACTGAGGGTGGGATTGTGTCTATCACTCCGTAATTAATTGGATCTACAAAACCATCAAATCCGGTCTTATATGGTTTATTTTCTCCTATTGCTATTGGATAATCAGCTTGGTCATTTACTACAGTTATTCTTTGACCATCATTTATTGGTATTGTATCTGAGCCATAAATATATGATGCAGGAGGGAAATTGATAGTTCCTATTATAGGATTACCATATTTATCTATAAACGATGTGAATTGATATATAGCATTGCAACTATTTAAGTCATATGGTAGGGTAAGTATACTAATTATCCCTACTGCTAAATTAGCTCTTGTTTCTCTTTGTTTTAAAGTTGTAGCTCTCCAAAACCCATTTAAACTAACAAACTCATAAGTCATACCATAAGGTATGCAAGTAACGCTATCATTAGTTCCCTCTAAAAGAGGAACTTCATATATTGACTGAGCTATGTAAGCAGGAAACTTATTAGTCACATCATTATTCACAATAGTTATTCTTTGCCCATTATAAGTAGTTGCTGCATTAAATATCAAAAATCCGGGGGCTGCTGCACCAGTTGTAGTATCACTCCCTCCTTCAATCGTATAATAACTATTGCCTACTACTCCATAATCTCCATTATTTTTTAAATTTATAGGAGCATAAGTTGTAGCACTTCCTCCTCCTCCACCACCACTAAATTCTACCCAAATATTTGCACAATTGCTATCTTTTAAAATGTATAATTTTTGTTCTGATTGAACATAAGCAGCCATACCATATTTTCTTCTTAGACAAGTAATAGCATTCCTCTGGGTAGTATCACTAACCACTACATAACCTCCTTTACCCATTGAATCTATATGAGTAGGGTAATTGGCTACACCATTAGTTTGGATATAACCTACTACATTTACTTGAGCTAGGGAAGATGTGGCTATTAGAATAAATAATGCTAAGAATATTCGTTTCATACTTTTAATTTACACTATTGAATGATATGGTAGTATTGTTAAATTGGTTGTTAGATGTGTACACATAATAACTTTGAGCATATCCGGCTGCATTGGTTACCGATATTGTACTTTGAGTAAAAGCTCCAATACTTTCTAATCCAGATATTATTATAGATGTCAATGCCCCAAATGAAGAAGG